CGTTCCATGCGTCTGTTGCGGCGCGACTTACTCTGACGAGGAAGCGGATCAAATCGCGGATAATCCAGTGAATCGTCACTTCACGCCGGAACAGCAAGCCATCATCGACAGCATTTACTGGAATCATCGTGAAGAGGAGAAGTAATGACCCGCTTCCCCTTATGCCGCCGTGGTCACAAATTGAAAACCGGCAAGGATGGACGCCAACGCTGCCCTATTTGCCAGTCCAGGTATCTGCGGGATTGGCGGGCGTCCAAGGCAGCACAGACCGACCTTGGCAGCGACACCCAATCAACTCGCTAGGAAATATCCACTTCTGTACCGCCGAATCCCACATCCCTTTACTGATCAGATACCTCTTTCCGTTCATGGCGACGTGCGTGGGCCTGGGAGTCTTTCCCGCATGGGAGTGGAGCCAGATGCCCTCAGTGATTCCCAACTCGGTCTGACGCGCCCGAAGCACTACCGCGTTCGCCTTGTTTGCCTGGTCTCTACTTATCAGCACAGCCCGATTCGCGGCCACGTGGTAACGCGCCCGAATATCCGCCGCCATTGACTTGAGATCGCGCCCCGCCGCATAGTTGCGCATCACGATACCCTCAACCTCTTGCAAATACTGAGAGGGTATCGACTTGATTAACCCCACATTCTCCGCCAGAGACGCCTCAAACGCATCGCGCATGGCCGTGGTCATGGTGAACTCGATAGACCAACCGGCCTCGCGTAGAGCCATACGCATAGCCGCGCTGGTGCCCCTGAATTGGTTCTTGAGGAACGACGCGGCAACCTTGGGAGCCATGTCGTCAAACTTGCCCTGCCAGCGTTCCGCCAGCTTTCTAAACTCGAACTGCATCTGCTCTGCGGGAGTTGAGTCGGACGCCAATACCGGCGGCGCCGCCCTGCGCTGGGCCTGGAGCCAATACTCCACAGAATCGGCCATCTCCCGAATGATAGCGGTCATGCGTCGCTGATACCGCTGCCGGATACCGGCATTGGGCCAGATCGCGCGAATTGCCTTTACTTTGCTGGCTTGCATGGCTCACTCTTCGGCGGTAGGCTGAGCATGGGGCGTGTCGCTTTGACGAGCAGGTGAATGTCCACCACTTCTAGTTTCGTCAGCGGCCTTGGCTTGCGCAAAATGAATGTATCGTTGCTCATGCTGTTCCCCTTTGAATGTGATATACATTTTCCCATTTATCGAGGTCTCTTTGTGCTTCTTTCAGGTTCCTTTGAGCTTGGTAATGAGTTGCTTCCCATAGAGGGTCTTTACCCTCAAGGGACTTCGCCTTAGCTACCTCTTTTTCGTAATGAGCCACATTGCTTTGGGCTTTCATTAAAGGAGCGTACCGAACAAGCGCGTTATCGATAACGCCAATGGGTTCTATATCTGTAATAGACTCATATCCATCACTGTCAGTTCCTGTCTGCTTGGCTTTGTAAATCCAGAGCTTTTGTTCTTTTCCTTTTACGGGGGGGCGATGACCATATTCCGCCAATCGGCTGAGAAGTTCTCCGTCAGTTTTGTTAAGCCATTCAGGGTCTATCTTGACGGCAGATAGTCCATTGTGAAAAGTATGCGTCTGGTAATCCATCGAACGACCTTGTTTTCTATCGTATGAAGGACCAGAGGACGATCTTACAAAAATATCTTCGCCTTTATGTGATTCAATCAAATCTCTTAATTGCGCGACGTTCTTCTTTTTCGGAACTGAAGAGTCTTTAAGCACGGAAGTGCTTGTCTCTCCTCCTGTCTTATCGGTAAATTCTCCACCTTCATCACGCGGATGCTCACTCTCCACAAATTCCGCGTCGTATCCCAAAGCCGAGTCTGTCCCCCTCCCAAGTTGCGCCTGCTCCTCCGCTTCGTCCTTCGGATCAAAGCCCAACAATGCGATCACGTCCTCTGGTGTTTCTTCGAGTTCCTCATCGTTATCCGGTTCATCATTATCGGGTTCTTTGCGCCAATCGATAGGCTCACTATCCGCTTTTCCGAAATGCACATCAGGAAGCATAGGCCGCTCTCCATTCTCCGAACACAACAGGATTGATGTAGCTCTGTAGAGCAACAGTTGGCGTATTGCCTAGTTTGCTCGACACACGCTTTGCAACTTCCATGACCGACTTACGATAAGACTTTTCATCTTTAGGTTTTGGAAGCGATTGAACTTCTGAAGATGCTATTTCATTGGCTAGGTAGGTACGAAAATCCTTTGTTTTGTAGCCACCATGGTCTAGATGATGCACGAAATCCAGAAGCGTATTATCACGCACCTTATCGAACAAGCGTCCTGTATCTCCGGCCCTACTTGCCCTTTCTCGAAGATTTGCTGCAAGCCTACGGTCTGTAACGGGAAGGTCAATATGCACTCCGTCTTTTCCCGTGAAAACAAGTCTTGTATCGTCTCCGTTAACCATGACATGACGCCCTTCAAGAGTAGTTGCACCATAGCCTTTTTCTTTTGCCTTGGTATCCGTATCGCTTCCCGGACGTATTCCCATTTCCAATATCAATCGGGTGCAATCAGCATGGTCTCTCGTATTTGTATCGTCGCTACGCTCTTTTTCTTGCAACTGCGACTCAATCAATGGCCTATCTTTTCTCAATGATTCAATACGAGCAAACTTATTGGCTGATTGCGATTGTTTAAATTCCTCTGAATACACATATTGCGGCCTTCCTTTTGAATCTTTTCCGATAGCCAAAAGGGATGCGTGTGGATCATCGCTAACACGCACATCTTTCCACGCGGGGGGTAGCTTGAGCGCAGATATATGAGCGGGCCATTCTGACCTAGAAGCGTAAGAAACAAGATGGGCAGACGCTTCTCCTTTTGTGGGCTTGCTTTGATGCTCTCCTGGTTTATCTCCAAACCTTCCGTCAGGTGCGCGAGGATGCTCGCTCTCCACAAAATCAGCGTCTATGCCCAGTGCGGAATCTGTGGCCCTTCCGAGATTTGCCCCAAGTTCCGCCTCATCTGGTAGTGGAATCTCTTTCGTTACATCAATTCCTTGATACCCCGACTCTGGGTCACGTGCAATTCTTTCCCGTTCCTCTTGCGCGTCGATCACCCCGCGGTCAATCAAGTTCCCGGCTCGGATACTGTCGTTGACGCGGATGGTCGATTCCTGCTCCTCGGTCATTTCGTAGAGCGGTACAAATTCAAACGTGATCTCAGGGTCAATCTCCCCGTACATCGACATTTGGACGATCTTGAACATCTTGTCTATCGGGCTGCGCCAGTGTGCCTCTTGCTGGGCGTGGATGTAGTCATACCAGATACGGACTTCGCCCTCGGCCACGTTGCCGAATCCCGATGGAGTGATGCCTGTCAGAACGGTTGCAGGTTCCCGCGATACCACGCAAAGCTGCTCAAGCGCCTGTGACTGGAGTTCATGCAACCCACCCAAGGGAACGGCAATCTGCTCAAGCTCTTCGCGGTCCTTGTCCAGCACCATGACACCCTTATTGCTGCGCGTGGCTGAGAACAGCTTGATTCGAGCAAACAGGTTTGAGCCATCGTCCCCGCCGGTAAGCACCTGGTCCATAGCCGTCTTGAGCACAAGGACAGAGAAGTTGTTGATGAGGTCCGAGACGCTCTGCCGGGTCCGCAGCCAATTATTGACGTATGGCTCCGCAAGCTGTGAAAGGCTCATCCCGGAGAAGTTGAACGCGGGCTTGAAGATGTCGGGCACTTCGCGGGTGACAATGACAATTAGCCGCGATGCGTCCCAATGCTCACCCATTACCCACCAGCTATCCGGCCTGTAGAAGTTTGGGCTGGAGGGCGTCAGCGAGTTGTACATCAGCGGGGTTGTCCAGATCGGATCGACGTTCTTGAATCCAATCAGGCTGTCTTTCTTGACCGTGCGCGGGTCGATGATGAGCGGAGTCTTTAGGTCCGCTCCCTTGATGTTGATGAGAATTTGCCCCGTTCCGTAGAATGCATCATGCTCCGCCGCCTTGCGGATAATGCCCTGGATTCCAAGCGCAGTGAACGCCTGCTCAATCTCGGTAATCTTCGTCTTGGTCGATTCATCCTCGGTGTCTGTACTGTTGAATTTAATCCACTTGCGCGTCAGTTCCGTGGCCAGCGCCGTAGCCATGTTGAGGTATTCCGAGCGCAGCGCCAAGAGCATTAGGTACGGATAGCCGGGGAAGCCTTCGATGTTGCTGTATGCATAGAGTTGTGAGCCGAACTGAGGCCCAGCGTCCATTGCCAGCCGCGCGCACTCATAGGCCGGCTCGGAGTCCATTGCCACTTGAGCCGTGACCCCGTGCGGCACTACACCCTTCGGTATCACGGGGATGCGGATGGGGTAATGGACGCGATCTACTGGTTCCTCAAGCGCAAGACGAATCGCAGACGCGCTGATTCGCTGCGTTGCAAGTTCGTTACCTTTGCGTTTCCTCTCGCGGTAACGGCGAACACGATCACTGCTGCTTGCAGGCGATTCGGTTGGCTTCTGGTTTCCCATTAGAGGCACACTCCGTAACGATTATGCACCATTTCGCGCATCTCGTCACGAAGGAAATAGCCATCAGCGAAGAAATCACCTAAGCGTGTCCATCCGTTACGGTAGTCGAAACGCTGCGTTCCCTGCCAGTCTGGGAAGCTGCTGCGAAGGCCATCCACGAGGCGCAGCTGGCTCTTCCTGTACATCACCGGCGTCTGCTCTGCCTGCATATCCTCTTCGCTTCGACGCTCTCTCATCACGCCCTCATTGCCGCCGCGATTGCTGCATCGCTGACCAGAAGCGATGATGTGACCGGCGAAGCAAACGCCATGACAAACGCATCCGCCAGGTTAGGCGACGGCACAGAGCCGCCAATCCGAGTAGACTTTGCGAGGTCTTCTTTGCTCTCCACCTTCACCCTGCCATTGCGGTCAAAATCGCGCTTGGGTGTGGAGAGTTCCGTTTTCAGCTTCTCGAGATGCGGCATATCGCTGGAAATGCTGATTAGCTCGTCATCTTTGAACTTCTCGCCCCGGTTGATTGCGTTGTAGGTATTACGGAATCGGTCAGCAATACCCCACCATGTCTGTGCTTTTAGGTTAGCGAAGAAGTCCTTGTTCTTGATTCTGTCCTGCCGGTCGCTGACGTAGTATTCTTCCGGGCGCTCGACTGCGGCGCCGGCGTTGAACTTGGCATACTTGCGCCGGAGATGCTTGTCCCGTACCTGGTTCAATTCATCGAACTTAGCTCCACATGATGCCCCGACGCCGATGGAGTCGTACCGAATCTCCGCCTGCCGCTCGGACGCCGCAGCGTAGGTCCGCATACAAGACTTGAGCAGTTCATCCTCACGCGCCCGCCACTCGTCTGACCAGAGGGCCACGCTGCCATGCGAGTAGACGTTCGCGCAGGCGTCCTCTCCATCGTCGGCAACATCGAACCCGATGGTGTGCTTGCCTGTAGCCTCAAAGCCCAGTTTGAGATGCGCATCAATGGATGCCTCAATCCAACTGCGCTTGATGACTGCTCCCTCGGCATCCTGCTTAGGGTTGCCCATGTAGATGTGCTGGTAGTCTTCCTCGGATTCTGCTCTACATCGAGCGATGATCTTTTTCGCCGTCTCAGATAGAAATGGGTTTTCCTCAAAGTTGATCTTGCGGACGACGTAGCCCGTAGGAGGGTTGACCACAAATCGCTGATATGCGAAGTCGGTCGCATACTGGGGGTTGAAGATGAGCCAGACTTCAGAGCCATCCTTGCGGTTGATCGTTGCCTCAAGCACATCCCACTGCTCTTTGGTGAGAAACTGAGCCTCCTCTATCCATGTTATGTCTATGTCTTCTAATGACTTGATTTCTTGCAGATTGCGCGCTAATCCGTAGAAGATGAACTCTGAACCTGTTTGCTTGTGAGCGATCCGGTTATCAGTTACATCGAACTCTCCCCTCCAGCCGAAGCGATCCATCTGGAGCTTGAGCAGCGTATACACCGACTCGGCAATTTTGTTTTGAAACTGCCGAGCACACAGAAATCGCAATCGCCCGGTCTTAGCCATGAGCAGCGCATTGCCAGCCGCGTCGGTTGATTTAGAACTGATGCGGCCACCGTACAACACCCTTCCAATAGCCTCAGCACTCCAAAAAGGAGCCAGGACTGGATTAAGTTTGGGGACTTCGACTATCGCGCTCATTTCGATGGCCTACACATTCCGCAAGAGCAATTGGGCGCATGGGCGGGTCTGGTGGTTCCGGTTGGACTCGAACTAACGACAAGCGGCTTATGAGGCCGACGCTCTACCGGCTGAGCTACAGAACCACTATCCCACTTGCGAGACCGGCACTCCCGATTGCGGCAGTGAGTTGGCTTCGGGCGGTCAGCAAATTTTAGCCACTGATACCCGCACACGTCACACTGCCAAACCTTTGCCACGCTATCGCCCATGTGTACATTGTACACGTTCATCTATTCCTTGCCGTACAGGGCATCTCGTACAGCTTTCATGCCGCGAATCTCATGCACGATTGGCCCTTCATCCGGCCCGGAGATAGGCTGCGTGATCTTGCCCTCTACCCTATCTGCAACCTCTGCCGCCGCCCGCACTTTGCCCTTCACGGCCTCGCGCACCAGCGACATGGCGATTACCTGTGCGTATGTGGTGGATTTGTCTAGCTTTAATTGCCGCGCCATATCGGAAGGGATGGGCTTATCAAGCAGGGCGGCGTATGCGTCTGTGAGGGGCTTGCGCTTGGGACGGCCTGACATATTGCCTGATTCCCCAGGTTTCCACTTCCGCGCCTCCATCTCAGGCGTCAGCTTTGGTACGTAAGGCGTGTTTCCTTGCGTGTTTGTAGCCACGTCCTGTTCACGATCCGGCACTCAGCACCGCCTTCTTGCCTGTCGCGTTCTCCCATCGCGTCACAATGACGTCACAATACGCAGGCGACAACTCTGTTCCATAGGCAATTCTACCATTTTTCTCTGCCGTCTTGTTCCCGGCGATGATGCGTCCATGCTTATCGAGGAGGATTGACCGGCCAGCCCCGTATTGCCGTAAGCTGTCCTCGATCATCTGGTTCCCGCGTGGTGAGCCGAGGTTGGCATTTTTCCCGTCCGGGATAAGCGTACTCAGCTTGACCGTTTCGCTCATGGAGTGATTATAGCGCGTCTTTCCTTCTATAGCACACCTTGACAACAAAGCAGCTATGTGCATACAATCCTGCTTATGGACGATAAAACCGTATCAGCGGTGATGAGCTACCTTGGGCGCAAAGGCGGACGGCCTCCTGTCATGCGCTCCTGCCCCAAGTGTGCCCGTACAGTGAGTGCTAGAGCTATGCAGTATCCCTGCCCTGCACACACATCAGCAGCGTCTAGGAGATTGCCCGAAAAGATTTTCAGCCGCGTAAACATTGGCGATGAGTGAGTTTTGCACATTTTCCACAGGCAGAGCTATTGACATACAAAGCTGCTTTGTATAATATCTAATCATGCAAGGACAAGGACACAGAGTGAGTTTTGCACATTTTCCACAGGAGGAATTGAGATGAAATACGCATTCGAGCACAAACCAGGGCATAGCGCATATGACCATTTCGCGGGTGAAATCATCTCACTTGCCGCGAGCGAGCAACGCACGACCAAGATTGGAATGGAGAACGCTCTCCGTCGCGCATGGATTGTTGTGCGCCCACATCCGGCTACCGCTCCCCGCATCGATGTGGTGCGGGCATGAGCCGTTCGATGGTCCAACGCATCCAAACTGCCCGATGCACGGAAAGCCAAAAGCAATCCTTGCCGTAACAAGTGCAATATCGCACCAAACCGTAGTACATCATGCAAGGGAGGAAACAAAAATGACACAGAATGGCTTTAAACTCACAGCCGATAAGATGCGCAGAGGGAATGGCCTTTGGACGAAAGTGGTTCGCCTCCACAAATCCACCATCGATCAGGCGGGCGCGCAAAAATGGACCCCGTATTGGAGTCTAGCGGTTGGCCGCGAAGGTGAAATTCGCGCCGCTTTCTGTGAAGAGTACAGACACGCTGGCAACGCTCACACTGCCGCAGACGATTACATTTCAGGTAGGCTTTCGTTTTAATCGCCCGCCAGCCGCACCAAACCGTAGTACATCATGCAAGGGAGGAAACACCGATGAAGTTTGACGCTATCAGGGTACAGAAAGAGATTGAACATTACCGCTCTGAAACGGCCTATCGGTTCGCGTTTAAGGCCACCTCGCGATTCTCTACCGCTCTGCTTGCCAAGTCGAATAGCTCAGACGGGAACTGGTGGATTCAGCTTAGCCCATGCGAGACTGTGAACTTTTTCCGCAAGGCCGAGGCGCTCGCTTTCCTTACTGCGATTGGTGTACCTTACCAAGCCGCCTAACAGGTGCAATATCGCACCAAACCGTAGTACATCATGCAAGGGAGGAAACACCATGACAGAGCGTGAAATATACCGGGCATTACTCAGGAACGCGATTGCATCTCTTGAGACTGACAGCCTTTACAAGTGCGTGCGTTACGTGGCCAGCCATCGCAACCTTACGTTGTGCGGATCGGCTCGGATGTTCCTTGAGGATTCAAAGCTGTCTATTTGCCGTGGAAACATCTTCTATTGGCTGGAGAATGATGCCCCGACGGGCTGGCTTGATTGGCTGTCTGACACTGAGAACTTTTGCAAGGCGATTTGGCAGCAAGCCGCCTGATCCCGTCACCGCAGCATAACCGTAGTACAGCGCATGGAGGCGCAAGTCGAATGAGATGTGAAATTTGCGGTACAGACCTAAGCCGCGATTTGTTCGCGGTCGTAACCGGCGAAAGGGTTTGCTCGATTTGCAAACTGAAATTCATCGGCGGATTGCCGACAACTCAAGATCGCATTAACGTGGCTCGCGTCGTTCTTGGCTTAGCGAAGGGCGAATACTACCAGCAAGACAACGGCAAAGAAGCAGGTAGAATCCTCAGACGAGAGGCTCCGTTAGCATAACCCGCGCCTGGTCCGCATGACCTCCCGAGGCACAGCACGCGCAATCATCGCGCACATGGAGGCAGCACAATGAACCACATCACCGAAGCACTCGACCTCATCATGCAGAATCAGCTCGTAGCCTTGCTCTGTGTTGCGGTCGTCTTTCTCATTGCCGGAATCGCGCTGATGGTCGGATACGAACGCGCCGAGAACAAGGTAGTGTGGAAGACGGCCCGCGCCGAGAATCAAGAGGCGAAGGCTATCGAAGCTGGCCGCAAGCTGTACGAGCAGGCGGCGCGGAATCGGGAGGATTGACATGGCAGATCTGAGTTGGGCAACACCTAAGGCGGACGATAAGAAATTTGTGAAAATCCATTGTCCGAAGGCGCGAGTAGTTCCTTATTCTGGCAACCACATTTCATGGACTTGTTATCTCAATAATAACGCCCATGATTGTGGAGGAAGTTTCTGGGCACCATCACCGCAAATCGCATGGGCCGAAGCACGCAAAGCAGTTGAATACGATTTACGAAAAGCACCAGACCTGTAGCACAGCCTGGGGCGCGACATAACGCGCTGGAGGAACACGAAATGAAGGGATATAAGGGGTTCAACGATCAGCTGCAATGCTCGCCCAATGGCAAGCCATTTCAGTACGAAGTAGGGCAAACCTACACCCACCAAGGAACCATTTCGCTCTGCAAGCAAGGGCTGCATTTCGTAGAGCATCCCCTGGACACATGGACCTACTACAAACCGCTTGACGGTAGCCGCTTCGCTCTGGTGGAAGCTGAGGGCGTTTCCGACGAAACGCGAGATGATACCAAGCGTGTCGCACAATCGCTCACCATCAAGGCAGAGGTTAAGATTCCTACCCTGCTCAAAGCCGCAGTTGAGTTTGTATTCAGTAAGGTCAAGAGTTCGCCAACTGTGAGCGCCACAACCGGCGACTCCGCGCACAGCGCCACGACCGGATACTCCGCGCACAGCGCCACGACCGGCGACTCCGCGCACAGCGCCACGACCGGATACTCCGCGCACAGCGCCACGACCGGATACTCCGCGCACAGCGCCACGACCGGCAACTCCGCGCACAGCGCCACGACCGGCGACTCCGCGCACAGCGCCACGACCGGACACTACGCGCACAGCGCCACGACCGGCGACTCCGCGCACAGCGCCACGACCGGCGACTACGCGCACAGCGCCACGACCGGCTTCTCCGCGCACAGCGCCACGACCGGCGACTCCGCGCACAGCGCCACGACCGGCGACTACGCGCACAGCGCCACGACCGGCTTCTCCGCGCACAGCGCCACGACCGGCGACTACGCGCACAGCGCCACGACCGGCGACTACGCGCACAGCGCCACGACCGGCGACTACGCGCACAGCGCCACGACCGGCGACTACGCGCACAGCGCCACGACCGGCAACTCCGCGCACAGCGCCACGACCGGACACTACGCGCACAGCGCCACGACCGGACACTACGCGCACAGCGCAGTAGTGGGGAAAGAGTGTATCGCCGCATCGCTCGGCGTAGCAGGACAAGCGAAGGGCATCAAAGGCAACTGGCTTGTCTTAGCCGAATGGGTAGATGACAAGATCAAAAGCATGGGAATCACTATCGTAGACGGCAAGAAGATCAAGGCCGACACTTTCTACACACTGAAAGACGGAAGGTTTGTCGAGGCTACCCATGACTGACCCGCTGACCAACCTGTTCAGCACCGGCCCCAACCGCAGCATCCGCGCACACGAGCCGCAGATACACTGGCCCACCGTGCGCTTGACATTAGCAATCATAACCGCGCTGGCCATCCTGGGCTGGCTGTTCGTGAATGGAGGCTCGAATTGAGCGAAGAAATGAACCCGTGCCCGTTTCATGCCGACAAGAGGCCGATCCTTGTCTATTTCGGCGAAGGTCCAAGTAGCATAGCTGAATGTGAGGAAGATTACTGGAGGGATTCTCCGGGAAGTGCACAGTGCGATTGTGGGGCCAGTGGTCCTACTGACTATTCATTCGACGGTTGTATCGCCGCATGGAACACACGCCCGGTCGAGGATGCGCTGGTCGAGGCGCTGAAAGTGTTTGTTAATGCTGCTGAGTCGTGGCACAACTTCCACAAGCACACTGATGGGATTCAATGCGACCAGCTCTGCGCTGCTATTGAACCAGCACGCGCCGCGCTCAAGTTGGCTGGCAAGTGACCGCGCTGCTCGAAACCGCAATCTACGGCGCATGGCTGATCGCTGCTGTGTGCTACGCGAAACGCACGTAACCGGCGCAGGTAATGGGGCGCGAAGGAAAGGAGTCTCACGCATGAAATACGGATACACCTGCAAATGCGGATGGCGTTTAGAGCGTAAAGACAGACGCGGGAACGCGGTGACTCGGCGCGGATATGCCGCTGCCAAGATGGACCACGCATTCAAAGAGGGCTTTACGGTTATCGACGGCGAACCTATCAAGGGATGCGCCCATCTCCGTAAGGAACTCGAAGACAGCCGCAAGGTCCAAGCGAAAGGCTAACCACCGGCAGCTATGCCGCAACCGAGAGAGGAAGGACACACGAAATGCCCAAAGCTGGCGAAAGATTATCCAGAGCCGAAGATGGTACGACCTTGAAGCTCGAAGGTCGCAACCTGCCACCGCGCACAATCGTCATTCAGGAGGGCTGGAACTCACGCGATATGTCCAGCCCCGCAACCCGTGACCACATCGAAAACACACTCAAGCCGTCAATCAAAGCCCGGATGAACGATGGACTTCCGGGACTCTTTGACCCTATCAAGGTGCGCTACATACGCGCTACCGGAACGCCGCTGCTGATCGACGGCGAGTGCCGGCTGACAGCTTACCTCGAATTGTGGGACGAAGGCATTGAGGCCAACATTCCCATCACCGACACGGATGGGAGCGCCGCCGATCTGCGCGTCTCTACCCTCGTAGGCAATTCCGGCCTGCCACTCACGCCGCTGGAAATCGGCCTCCAATGCAAACGCCTCCGCGACGGCCTGTGCAAGTCTGAGGATTGGATTGCAGAACACATCGGCAAGCCCCGGCGCTTCATCACTGACGCTATCGCCCTCCATGACGCCCCGGAAGAAGCCAAAGCCCTTGTCGCCGCTGGCGAAGTCACCCCCGGTGCCGTACTACATGCCGTCAAGGAACACGGAGCGGAAAAGGGCGTCAAGGTTCTCAAAGCGGCTGTAGCTGCCCGCCCAACCCCACCGCCTCCCGCTCAGGCCAGCATCCCCGGCACAGCCAAGCCCGCCAAGGCTCCCAAACCAGTAGCAAGGCCCAAGGCGCTATCAAAACGCGAGACGGCCCTTAAAGCCGCCCCAGAGCCTCAGCAGCAGCCTGTTCCCGCGGCCGCTCTAATCGTCTGTAAGCAGGATTGCCACGGATTGAACTCGAAGGCGCTCAGCATCGAACTGGCCCGCGCTACCAAGTCAGAGGACTTGACGCCTGCCGATATGCTCAGACTCGCCGGACAGGTTCTCTTGTCCTATGACCTCAAGGTGTAATAATCGCACTAAACCCTGCAACACCCGCGCTAAGGAGGCGCATAGAATGGAACTTGACGTTCAAAAATTGCTTGAAGATTCACTGCCGTCAATGATGGAAGGATTCCGCGCCGAAATCAAATCTTCGGTCAACTGGCAAGTGAAGGATACAGTTGGGAAGCTAGTCACAGACCACGTTATCGAATGGGTGAGTGCCAACGTCCTGCCAGAAATTACTGCCGCCCTCGTCGAATCGAAAGAGAGCATCGTTTCGACCGGCGCAGCCCTAGGCCCGCAAGTCGTGACTATCCTCACGGAAGGTCTGCTTGAAAACCTCAAAAAGAACCTCGAAAACTCATGGAAGCGCGATAAGGTTATGGAGGCTCTTTTCAAAAGCTAACCCCGCAACACGTCCTCGCTCTACCCCCTGCATACGTTCCCACCAAAACGAAGCGTCTCAGATTCTTGGGGCGCTTCATCCTTTTTGCGCTATAATGAAGGAGTCCGCCGCTCTCGCGCTGGATTCGGGTATCCCGGCTGATCACCGGGGTCGTAAGTGGCCGGGGAATGTCCTCAAGCGTTCCCCGCCAGCCTCACTTGAGGAAGGATGAAATGCCGGAAAAAACAGATATTTGGATGCCGCTGTATATCGGCGATTACCTTGCCGACACATCTCATTTAGACACTCTGGAACATGGAGCCTACCTGCTCTTGCTCATGCACTATTGGAGAAAAGGCCCACTTGAGAACAACCCTAAAGCCCTGCTCTCAATCACCAAACTACATGGACCGGAGGCTTCAAGCCTGCTACAAGCATTGCTTGATGGATTCTTCCAACTCTCCGAAGATGGGAAGTGGCACCAGGAACGAGCCGACAAGGAACGCGCTCGATCTCTGCAAATCCAACAAAACTATCACGATAGAGCCATAAGGGGAGGAGAAGCAACTAGACTGAAATGGGAAAGTAAGGCTTGAAACCTAGCTTGTAGCTGTGCTTGAAGCCTAGCGTGAAGCATGGCTTGACGATAGCACCTTTACCGTTACCATTACACTAAATACCCTAAAGACATTAAAAACTACACCGGATAGTAAAAGTCTGAGTATACCTAGAGGTAAGGATAGTCAAGGGCTTTTTCTGCTCTTGCTTGGAGAGCCTCGTTATAATTTATTCTCCTGCTTGATTTCCACTGGTTGCAGACCATGTGCGCAGATCCGTTATGCCAGCGCCCATCCACTTCCATGCGGTCATCCCGGCGGCTCCCATCCATACCGCGCCCGGACTCATGCTCCAGAGTGACCGCTAGAAGCCCTTCCCCGTAATGGTAATCCATCTTCCCGGTACACATCGGAGCGATACCAAGCAGACAGCAAATCCAGCCTTGGCGTTCCCCTGCCTGCTTGATGCGGTCGCGGTATGCCTTACGGCCCTGGGGCGATCTCAGGTCGCAAATCTCGCGTCCATCGGGATATGTCCAGATTCCGTTTTCTTTGTGGATCATTGGGAGCAGCCAAGAATCAATCGCCGCGCCTCATTTAGTGCATCTTTGCTATCTGTCATAAACGCCTCCAATGACCTCTTCGCGTCGCGCAAGTACGCCTCGAATCTCATATCAAGGCGCGAAATTGAAGTAATCATATCGCATATGATAAATTAAATCAACAGTATAACGCCTCAGTTCCATTTATGAGGCGTTATACTGAATTTTATGCTTGACAAAGAGGTGGAGATTCAATACTGAGGGATTCTCTGTCTCCGAAAGGATGCGGCAGACTGCCCCTCCCCGGCAAGAGTGTCTCTAGCACTCAAGCCGAGGAGATTCCATTCACCATCAACCCGTGGGCATCTCTGCCCGCACTACAAGGAGAATCAATGGCAAATGTAAGCGCGTTTCATTCCGTCAACGAAGTGCGGATCATACCGTCGCCTCACTGTGACCGCCCTGCTGCCAGTCCTCGACCAATGATTCAAGCTGTCCAAAGCGGTCTGGAAGGTTCCACGTCTCGCCGATCTCGTCTAAGGCTGATTCAATCTTCTTTATTCCCGACTCCGGGCCGGTGATTTTCAGCGTTCGCGGGCCTTCTAAATGCTGCCCATGTTTACTGTTTATATGCTCTCTAAACTCTTTTTCCGTCTCATGCTTTGCAGCTTCAATGATTTCAGGATCGCGGCGTGTCATCGGTGAAATGCCTGGGTCCGCCAGCAGCATTGCGTTACAGCGTTTCATGTCGGCTATGTCTTCGATGGGAACTTCCGGCATGGCAACCGCCGCCGAGAACGCATCCTTCGCATAGCGCCACGTCTCCGGGTACATCGCCTTTATCCAAAAATCCATAGATTTGAAAGGTTCGCCGTACTGGTCCACGTGGCGCTCATAGATTTTTCGGTCGTTGGCGATGCGGAGAGCTACCGCGAGCTTGGCGAAGATGTTGCGCTGTGATGCCTCAGCGTCGCGCAGAATGGCTGAAATTGCGGCGTCTGCCACTTCGATGGGGGATTCTGTCAAATGGGATAGCTCGGCGGTTCCTAGAGGGTCTGAAAAGATTTTCTGATTTTCACTTGGCATGAGACACACTCCATTAATTCAGAGATTCCGTACTCGGCGATGATGTGTTGGGTTTGTTCATTTCGGCGGCGATAATACTCTTCTACAGGGAAAATTATACGCCTTAATTCTCGAATTTCAACAGCAGTATTTCGCTCTGCCGCACGCCAGTAATTCCGCTTCACAGGCTCTACCGCTTGCAGCATGATAAACAGCCCATGACGGCGCTCCAGAGTCTCCAGCCGTTCCTCATCCGCCCACCTTCCGCGCATGATCGGAGTCACAGTACGAGACTCGGCGAAGAGGTCTCCCATCCTCAAGCCTTTCGCTCGTAAAATCTCCTCAACAGTGCATCCACGGAAGCAATGCAGGAACGTCTTGCCGTCCGCGCCCTCTGTGATCGACAGGCTGGCCATCCGGTCAGGATGTGAGGGGCATTTGCACATGAACGACGGCTTGCCCTTCCACGAGCCGGAGCGCCGCGCCCGGAAGAGATTCGCTATTTGGCGGGTGGTCATTTGAAGTCGAATACCTCTTGGCTTAGGCGCTTGGCTGCGATCTGCGTTTTCCAGTAATTCTGCCAGCCATACGTGTCTGTTTTCTTGTGACAAGTGATGCAGAGCGTCAATCCGTTAGAGAGTTCATGCCGCAAGTCTGGACGAGCCTTGAACGCTTCAATGTGGTGCGCCTGTAAGCGTCCTCCAACCTGCCCACAGTCTCGGCAGGTGTAATGGTCGCGCTCGAATACCGCCGTGCGCCATTCCCGGTCTTCCGCCGAACCATGCTTGTCACGATGCCTCAGATGGTAGGTACGCGGCTTCGTCCCTCGTTTCCCTTCCAACTGGGCGGGGACCTTACCTTTCCGGCTCGCATTGTCACAATCCTTACAACAGAACATCTGACTCATTCTTGCCTCTTGCGGAATGAACTCACCGCCACAATGTTTGCACTTCAACGTCCGGCACTTGTCACACCTTTTCTGTGGTCCGTGCGGGTAAAACTCCGTCTGGCAGATAGAGCAGGGGCGCAACTTCGGAGGCTGGTTTTTCATCCTCCATCGCTGCCAATAAGCTGCCCTGTACGCTGGTTCTTGGCTCTTCATATTCAAATGGTAACACTTCTTGCTCAAGCCGTCTAATCGCTATTTTAATGTATTTCTCTTCGAGCTCGATACCGATTGCCTTGCGTCCTAGATTCTTCGCCGCTACCAGCGTTGTGCCGCTGCCCATGAAGGGGTCTAGGATTAGCGAATTATCCGCAGATGAAATAGCGATCAGTTTTTGAAATAGATCAATCGGTTTTTGCGTTGGATGGTCCACTTTACCCGGCTGACCATATCTATAGGAATCATATGTCAGGACGTTATTTGTCTGCCATTTTCCATTCCATGTGCGTCCGGGCTTGTAAGCATAGATGCATAGTTCTGCGCCTGAAGACCAGCCTGAATTAGGTGGTGCCGGGGGAGGGCACTCCTTGGCCCAAACAAGGAATCTGGTTGAGTATCCGCGTTCCTCGAATATGCTTAATAGGTTACCAAATTGGCGATGGCCGCACCAAATGTACGCAGACCCAGTTTCATTCAAGTTTTCTTGCGCTAGAGAGATTCGATCACTCACAAGCGAAGTCATTGATGCCCAATCATCATCCCCTGCGAAGAAGTCAAGATTCCTACTTCCTTTTCCTGGCGGTCCATGATGTACGCTTCCCGATACGCTCACACTATACGGAGGGTCAGTCAGAAGCAAATCGCACTTCGGTAGTGTCGGTAGAATCTCCCTGCAATCGCCGTGATAGATCGTGATGCCCGCGTGAGAATAATAAGGCTCCATCAGAAACTCCCGTGGTACGGCTCTGCTGCTGGTTTGCTTGCGGCCATCTGGGCGGTCATTTCATAAGCCGATACTCGACAGCATGGGAGTTTCCGTCGCGTGGTCGTGATTCGTGTGGGTATCCCTGCTTAGATAGCTCCCTGAGTCTTGCGGAAACTGTAGCATCGCTTACCCATGTATCATAGCGATTCTTGCAGTATGCCACCAGCCATTCCAGCCGCCACCAGTTGCCGTCGCTCATGGCTTCCAACACCATCAGGCGCACAGATATTTTCTTGGCTTTGAAGTCGAATTCAGTCTGTGTCATGCTCAATCCTCAGAACTCCATCCACCAATCAAACGCCTCTCGCGCCGCTTCGGACGGCTCCCAGGGATGACCGGCCCAAACAGCGTCATCTCCGGAGAGTGTACGGACTCCAATCTCTTCCTTGCCATCGCTGCCAGTTTCTCCGTCACTGGCCCCTGGTCGGCTTGATAGGCTTCCGGTGTTTCGTACTTCACGATTTCTACGCATGGATATTTCCCCCGAACTTGCTGCCGGAGATATATGGAAGCTCCCCGGTGTTTCTTGAGAACGTCGAAGATGTGTTGCGGAACTCCGTCCCCGTAGATGTAACGCGCAGTGGCGTACCGTACAGCCAAGTAGCCGGTTCTGTCCTGCATCTCACAGAATCGAACGCCGAGCATGGGGTTGACTACCGCCTCCCACTTGCCGCCCTTGAGCGGCTTCATATCTGTGACTGCATACCATCCGGCCATTAGGGAATTGCCTCCGATATATCTTTGTGCTGCCGAATGTTCGTGAGCCGCCCGCGATACTCCGCATTGTCAAGGAAATCCCACCAAGGATGCTTGAAGCTCACTAACGCTTCCGGTGGAGGAAAGTCAGGAGTGCGCGGCCTCCAACGCTTCACCGCGTCATTGAATCCAGCCTCGCCCCCATGTTCCAAGCATAAGTGATGTTCGCCGATGATATGAAAGCAGCGGGGGCAAGACATGGGCTACTCCGGCCAGCCGAGGGCAAGCAGCGATGCGTCCAGCATTTTGATTTCGGCTTCGGCTGCGTCACGGATTGCTATTGCTTTCTCGCGCTGTGCAATCAGGTGAGTCTTGGCGTTGGCGATACGCCGGGGTACTTTCACGGGTTTAACTACTGTGGGTTTCTGGTTCATGTGGTCCTTTCTGTGTGTTGATGGTTTGTGTCAGTCACGCCATCCACCAAATAAGGTGGTTCCTGAGCCGCTGCCCTGATTGCGGCGAGCCTGTCGAGTATCTCTGCCGCGTGTACGGCAATATCTATGACCGGCTCAGGGGCCGGAAGCTGTTCAGGTTCTGGTTCGGGTTGCTTGTTGGCGACTTCGGCGATAGCTCCGGTCACAAACGCATTGGCCAGGTTCTCACATGGCCGCTCACTGTACGTTCCGTGATAGGTGTTACACGCCGCTACGTGGAAGTACGCGATGAGGTTGGTCCGCTGTAAACACTGTTCATCGGTCAGCGGTGTACCCTCTTCAATCTTCCCATTCTCTGTCAAGAATTTCATCGTCTCTCTCCTTTGCTGGTTACTGCGTTACTGTTGCGCCTGAATTACCGGCTTGCCCTCGACATACTCCTGAAATTCGCCGGTTGCAGGATCAGCGATGAACGCCACGTCTCCAATGTCGATTCGGCGATAGCTCCGGTCACAAACGCATTGGCCAGGTTCTCACATGGCCGCCAACCATACGTTCCGTGATAGGCGCCCTCACACGCCGTTTCGTGGAAGTACTCGATTAGGTTGGTCCGCTGTAAAACCTGTTCATCGGTCAGCGGCGTACCCTCTTCGATCTTTCCCTTCACTGTCAAGAATTTCATCGTCTCTCTCCTTTGCTGGTTACTGCGTTACTGTTGCGCCTGAATTACCGGCTTGCCGCCCACATACTTATCGCCGTCGATGTAGAGCGCATCCTTGACGTTGATGCGCATTTTCCCATTCTTGTCGTCCTTGACTTCAACTTGGAATTGGCACTCATGGTTCAATCCGGCTCGGATTGCCTCGAAGAGTCCCGTGTCAAAGCAGCTAAACTCGCTGACCGTCTTCACGTTGCCCTTGAAGTAGACGAAGATGTAGGGCTGCGTCCCTTCCGGGTTCGTCTCCGTCTTGGGGACAGTGCGCTTCTTTTCGGTGATGGTGAGCGGCGTACAGGTCAGCGTGGTTCCCGCGAGGATAGCGTAGGGATACTGCTGCGGGTCAGAGGCGCTTGTTGCGGTCTTGGCCGCACTTGTCACAGAATCGTTGGTAGCCTGCGAAACGGTATCCGCACCACTCGCAGGCTGTGGAGGGTCCACTTGAGGAGCAGAACTGTTCTGATGTGCTTGCCAAGTGTTCCCTTGCGTCTCGGTAGCCACGCCCTGCTCTCTGAGTGTCTGGATTTCGGTTTCGTCTAGCATCCCAAGTCCGCAGATGGAGAGCGTTACCCGACGCTTTGCCTTTGTCTCCGCCTTCATCATGGCATTGGCAAGGTTCTCGCCTTTCAGCCCGCCCGCGTTGACGGCTCCGGTAGATGAGTCCACGCGCCCATCGCGGTCCTTTGCGTCGGCTACAACCACAATCAAGTCGCCGATCTGTTTTGGGTCCACCTTCGTGATTGACACGCCATGAACCTTGCGAAGCTGCTCAGTACAATCTTTGAGCGCGTAAAGCTGGAGTTTGCCATTCAATGTGATGTAAGCAAACGGTTTCGTGAGCGGGTTCAGACCAAGCGATTCGCAGATAGCCTTGTAAAACGATAAGCGTCCATCAGCGTTAAGGTCTTTCAGGTCGCCTTGAATCAGCGCGTTCTCGATGGCCTTATCGAGGCCGGGACGTGTTGCAAGTTCAGTGTTCATAACACCATCCTCGTAACTGCGTTGTCGTACATCCTTCGTAGCTCCATGCTCTCCAGCGTCTTCTCGTCCTCTGGAAAGCAGAGCCGGTATGCGTCTGCGTATTCCAAGTCGCCATAGCGCACAGCATCGAGAGCGAGCTGCTGGCCCTCGCGGGTCTTGAAGTCGATAGCGACGGTCATCAAAAAGTCCCTAGCCGCGCTTCTTCTTGATCACTCAAGAGCGGGACGCAATGATAGACGGCTGGTTTCGCAGGTTCGATCAGCTCGCAGACGTTATTGCGGTCGATCCAGGCCCGTAGATGCACAACTGCCTTGTTCGGGTTCTCCACTTCCATGATTGTCTCGGAAGGCTTCTTCGCCAATGGCCGTGGAAGCAGGCGGACTACATTGAGAAAAACCTGCTTGCCTTTGTCTGTGGCGGCGTAACTGTTGCAGTAGAACGACACCATCGGCGGCTCTACCTCTGTATCGGGTTCCTTGTCGAGCGCATCTGCGATACGCCTAAACTCAGTTGCAACTTGTCCTGCTGTTGGATTCATGTGTGTTTCCTCCCGATTACAGAGCCTATACCTGCCGTGGGATGCTGTCAATAGCAAAATGTAGAATTTTTCTCTTGCAATCTGTAGAAAGTTGTGAAACACTGAATCCATGAAGAAACGGCGCAGTCTAACCAAAGCGGAACAGGTCGTCACGTTGGAACAGTTCATCCAGCGTAAGCGGTGGACACAACAGGAGTTTATTCGCTTTCTGGACTCCAAGGGCATCGTTATGACGGCACAACATCTAAACGACGTGCTGCATAAGCGGCGTGATCCTGGTCCGCGATTCTGCGCGATCTTTCTGGAGATTACCGGCGTGCATCTGGTTCGCGGACTGATTGAAGCGGAGCCACGGCCCGCTGAGGAGGCACCACATGGCAACTGAAACAAACACACGTGGAGATTGGAAGCCAGAACCCGTAGTATCGACTGGCACATACGCTGAGCAGCAGCACGCGACCGGAGCGCTGAGCGATGAGGAACTGCTTAAAGAAGCGGGACGTATTTACGCAGGCCGACTGATGGGAGAACTGGCTGCTGCTTATGAGGCGCTCGGTCTGGAGGAAGACCGAAGTGTTTTCCTTTGTACGCATATCTTTAGATTGCGTGAGCAACTGGCCGAGGCGCGGAAGGCTGCGGCTTGGCAGGAGATTACGCCGGAGAACCTGCCGAAGAAGGGCGCTGTATTATTCATGCGCTTGCGGGAAGCTGAAGCTGTTAGTGTGGGAATAGCCACCGTAGACTGGAAACTGTTTACCGTTAGAGACGATTATGAGCAGTTGTTCATCAACCCACCCGCGCCGGAAGGGAGCAAGCCATGAGCAGAGTATCAATTAACTGGATACCGAACGACCCTTGCGAATGCAAGGTTGATGGAGCTTGTGTGTACCGCAGCTACCAGTCTTGCGATGAACCCCGCGTGAATAAAAGCAACAGTGATTCTCTTTGCCATAATATCAGCAACAAAGACCTTCTACCCCAACTGAAAAAGATAGCGAAACGGGTAAATTGCCCAGTGTGTGACGGCGATGGGATGGTCGAGTATCTCACGAAACCCTGCGAACGGTGTTTCTCGACTGGAGAGGTGATAATTCAATGAACCCCGAAGCATGGATCAGCATCGTAAAAGGCGCACTCCTGATCGTTCTTGGCGCACTGTGCGCGGTCGTCTTCGTGCGTATTAAGTGGGGCAGGGAGCGGCGCAAGGCACAACGGCGAACTGAACTGCGTATTAAGTGGGGCACGGAGCGGCGCAAGGCACAACGGCGAACTGAACAAGGGAGTTTACCTGATGCGTGGCTGCGTGCATGGAACAGACGCAGCGGGGAAGAGAGGCGGGGGCGATGAGCAAGACAACGGCGAGTGAGGCGCAGATCAGTAGGTCAATCATGGATTATCTAGCGGCTCGGCACGTCTTCGCCGTTCGCATGAACTCAGGGACTCAGGTTCTCACGAGCGGAGGGAATCGCCGCGCCATCCACATGAACGCGCCAGGGACCGCCGATATATTGGCGTTTAAGAAAAGGAAAACAGACTTTCTTACCACTCCCGCAATAAAGGGAGACTACGCGAGAGAAGTTATTATTCCGCTCTGGATAGAGGTCAAGTCTGCAACCGGCAAGCAATCGGAACTGCAAAAGAGCTTTCAGGCGCAAGTCGAGGGCGAGGGCCATAAGTACATCATTGCTCGGTCAATCGAGGATGTAGAGGCTGCTCTATGAACCGCATACCGTTCCAACCATCCGGATACACAGACGGCACAAGCGAAGGCTGCAAACCGTCGCCGCTGTACACCGGGGCGCACTGCACCTGCACGCCGGAGGGCAGCACGATCACGCTAGATGACGGCGAGTACCTTGCGTTGACCAGGATCACGGACGGCGGCTGTCCGATACATGGGCTGTGCAACCGAGCGCCGGAGCGGGTTACGGTGTCAGAGGCGCGGCGCGTACCTGGTCTAACAGAGCATCCAAAACGGAAGTACGAGACGAAGGGAGTGCCGAAGCTGTGACTCCAACACAAATACAAATTATCCAACACGCGCTCGGACGTGACCAATACGGACGCCGGACTCAACCGCATGACTTTCGCAATCACTATGTTGGTGGTGAAGAAGAATGCCGTCCATTGGTTGCTCTCGGATATATGACCGAACACAAAGCCAGCGAGATCACGGGCGGCGATCCTCTATTCACTGTGACTGATGCTGGTAGGATTGCAATGGAGAAAGAAAGCCCCGTGCGTCCTAAATTGACGCGGAGCCAGTTGCGTTATCGTGAATTCCTTGACGCAGCGGATGCTTTTGACTGCACATTCCGCGAGTTCCTTACGATGCGAACGACAGATTGGTACAAAAAGATGCAGGCATCCGCTGATGACCACGCCCCTACTTATCATCCTGATCGCCGCCGTTCCGGTAGCCGGCCTGAGCGCATGGCTGGACTACCGCTGGCGCAAGCGGCACCCGAAGCAGATCAGCACGACTGAGTGGCTGCGTAGGATGCGTGCCCTGCCCCTGAGCGTGCCCCCTGTGCGTCGCTATGAGGGCGCTGAGGGTGTAAGCTACCCGGAACGCTTAGAAGAGCAACACGAGACGCTGGCGCTCGTAAAACCGGCGAGAAAGACGGGGACGAAATAAAATTTATGAGCGAACGAATGGCAATGAGTCGCGTGTGGGCAATGCCGAACGCGGATACGTTCGACGTAGAGCCGATTCACAACTTCGTTTGGAAGTACCTGGATCAAGCGAAGGTGAGCATTGACCCATTCGCCCGGAATAAGCGGTGGGCGACCTACACGAACGATATAAACCCCTCCACGGAAGCGGAATACCATCTTGAGGCTACGGAGTTTCTTGATGCTCTCCATTCCAAAGAAGTGAGAGCTGACTTTCTTCTGTTCGACCCGCCATACTCTCCGCGCCAGTTGAAAGAGTGCTACGACAGCTTCGGAAAGAAGATGCAACTTGAGGATGGACAGACGGCCCGGATGCTCAAAGAATGGCGGGAACACGCACTACCGCTCTTGACCAATGACGCGGTTGTGCTTTCATTTGGATGGAACACGGTCGGGTTCGGAAAGGGACTCGGCTTTGAACTCGAAGAGATTATGCTGGTATGCCACGGCGCGGTCCACAACGACACCATCTGCATAGCTGAGCGCAGGATTCAATCAGGATTTGACTTTGGTCAATCCGGCACAGACGCCCCGGCCTGAGAGCGCCATGATCAGCGTGAGGTGTCACCATGTTGGGAACAATCCTTCTCGTCTTCGCTCTGGTGCTGTCGATTATCGCAACCTTCTGGCCCTACCCTTCTCCTGCTCCCGCGCCGGTATGGGGACGCTTCAACCCGCTTGCGGCTGCGCTCGCGTTCTACTTCGCTTCTCTGCTGTTCCACGGCTAGACGGAAACAGCCCCGCGTGTGCGAGGCTGCTCCTGCTCTGGACTCCGCTGTCTCCTTTCTAAGGCGCAATGCCTTGATGATACGAGGCAACGCCATTCGTGAATGTGGCCGTTAGAACCTGACGGCGCATGGTGGGAGCTACTGAGATGTGGGCCCAGGTTCCTTCCTGAATAATCTGATCGAAATCAAAACCATCCCAAGACGCAATCTCCTTCACGATCTCCAGAGGCGTGCCGTAGGTGGGACAGATGAAGTCCGCCGCCCACCCGGAAACGTGTGCGGAGGTAGGTACGCCATGGACTGCCGCATTGAGCGCCGGAGAACGGTAGCCGGAGTCGATGGTCATTGGCTCGTCAAGACACTCTCTAATCGTCTCCAGCGTCTTGCAAAGAGTGGTCAGGTTGGCGACTACTTCCGGCGAGGGCGTATTGTCGAGGCCCATGCGCACGGCGGTCGATGAGAACGTCATTTCTTCCAGCGAAAAGTGCGGACTAAGTTGCATTGCATCCTCCTGAATCAGGGCGGCTCCCGCGAAGAAGCCGCCCTGTTGCGCCCTTTCCCCACTCCGGGCCAGAGGTTAAGAGGCGCGATGGACTAAGCGCCGGGGGAGTTCGTTTATAACCTTTCAATCGTGATCTGGATATTGTCGCCGATCCACGGAATTGCCCCGCATCCGGGGTAGACTGTGATGTGGAGAGAAATTGGGAAATCGGTGGTTGACGGTTGGAGTTGTTCTGTGGACGCCCACAAGCCTTCCGCCTTGACCTCGACCACCTCGCCGATGCGGTCTACATCATAAGCAAACGACTTGATGACGCAGCTTTTGACTCTGAGATTGGTAACGATTTTTTCATCCTGCATGATTGCTCCTTTTGCTACCGGCGCTTGGCTCGGTGCGGCAATGTTGCGGTTGAGGTTGTACAGCGCCCCTTGCGAGACGCTGCCGTTGCGCGGGTAGTCTGTCCTACTTGCAGCCTTTCGACTGTAGTATCCGCTGCGCCCGCGCAAACTCTACTGTGTCCAGCTTCCTGTATCTCATCCCGTAACCGGGATATGATGCACATGGATTCATAGTTGTCTTTCACGCTTTGCAAGGTGCTTACATCGTGATTCCGCATGAGGTATCGGAGGATGTGGTAGAGCTTGCGGGTTGCTCTGTAGTCAGGCATTGCATCCTCCAAACTCAGGCGGCTCCCGAAGAAGCCGCCCTGTTGCGCGGGCCGGATTCGATACCGGCGTAGAGGGTTTTGGTATCCCTCTCGAATTCACCGACCTTGACGGTAATCTAGCGTGTTTCCGATGCCCACGCCGCCGCACAAACTACTTCGGCTTATTGACCTTGACCGGCTGCTTGTTGATCTCATCCACGCCGATCAACCGTGCGATTACCGCAGTGATGGGCGACATGATGCGCTGCCACCAGGTCGGCTTAGGCTGATTGTCCATGAATCCCCAATGGCCCAGAGAGCTTGAAATTCTTGATCGCGTCCGCAACCTCTTGGACACTCGCCTGCAACGCAGCTATTTCCGTAGTTACCACTCCCTGAATCACTGGCACAGCGGCATCAATCTTGTCCGCCAGCGCCGAGTATTTCTGTACCGCCGTGCGGGCGTCAGCGATTAGGCCGTCGATCTCCGCTTGCGTTGCCGGGGGGAGCGTGATGGTGAATGCGGCCATGCATGGTGCCTCCTTTGAATCGCGCGGGGGCAGGTTTCTTCCGTTCTCCCTTGCCGTTAGCGTGTCGATTCACGCCGCCCGCGCAACTTGTTACAGTTTGATGTTCAGCGCCTCGAAGTCGGCGACGACCGTCTTCTCGCCAGCTAGAAAGTCCTTGACCACGGTCGAGACGAGGCTGATGGTGGTTTCGCTCAGGGTGATGGCGCCTACTACATTGCCAGTCTCGGCAGCAGCGGCAGCTTGCGAAGCGGCGGCAATCGTCTTCACCGTGTCATAGAAGACGGCCATGGAAGCGGCAATGACGGCGGGTGAAAGTTGGCCGTAGATGGTCTGGAGCTTCTTCGCTCCGTTCACAATGTTGTCAAGGAACGTTGCGATCTTGGTTCCTGTGGATTCGATGGTGCTGAGAATACTCATGCTGTGCTCTCCTTTGCTGCGGGTTACTGAATTGAATTGCAGGTGACTTGCGGTGTATATGGCGGCCACGTAATATCGGGCGGTCGCAGCGGAATGTACGGGGCCGGATAAATCGGCATCACGGGATACTGCTCATCCTCAGTTACCGTGACGCGCTTAGTAACCCTGCCGTTTTTGTCAATTGTCTCTGTGACTGTCGTTTTCATTGCTACCCTTTCGTGCTGGCCGCGTCCACTTCAGCGGCGGTTGGCGCGTTTCCTGATGCGTGGATTTCCCGTGCCGTTGCCAGTGTGCCGGCGTCGGAACTGGACCGCATATACCTGAGAATCAACCCGGCCAGCAACATAACGTCAGCAAGCGCGGCAGGATGGTTCTTGAAGAGGCCCACGAGGATTTGCTGCACCTGCGGGTCCGTGGTGATGATTCCTGCGGTCGCTAGGCAGAGCGCCGCGAATGTGTGCGCCGTGAAGTTTTTGGATTTCAGCCAGGCTGTGATTGTGTTCATAAAACCCCCGTGTCTTTGATTTGTTTCAGTGTCTCCCGCTCATCTTCGTTCAGCGGCTCCTCGTGCTTGCGTTCGCGCTGCGGAATCTCTCTGTCAGGCGGCGGTGTCCACGTCTTAGGCCCGCGAGGTTCGGTCATGGCTTGCGCTCCCGTTCCGCTTTGAGCAGTTCGTCTGCTTGCATCCAGCCGTTCTCGTCTGTTGTCAGCATGGCGCGAACCTTTATCAGTTCCGTGTGTTCCTTGGCAGCCTCAGCGCGTAGTTCAAGGATGCTGACCACGTAGGCCGTCAGGCTCACAGGACCGCGCTCTGCGACAAGTTCATCGTACAGCTTGCGCGGAATCCGCACCTTCGGGTCGCTTTGCTTGGTCACGCTCATGTATGCAGTGTATACACGCGCCGCCAGAAAAGTCAATCAGGATTTTCAGGCGGCTCCTGCGCGGTGTTCGACTCTATGCCTTCGGTGGACACGACAGGCGCGACGGGTTCCGTTATGCACGGGATGATTGGCTCAGGCGGCGGGCTTCCAGGGGGCGGCATTACAGGCATTGTCATGGTGTTCTCCTATTCTGTTGCAATTTGTGGAGGGGTGGTTGAGTGCGCGGTGTTTAGCTGGTCGGTGTGCGTCAACATGGGAGTAATCCACGCCGGGATGTAGAGTTCGTTGCTCAGAATCTCCTTGCGGAGTTTGATAAGACTGCTGGCAAATTGAGGGATTGCATAGACAGCCATAATGATCGCGCAGACGGCGATGAGGACGTTTACACGCCGGTCAGCCCTCTTGTTATGCTCTTTCAGGTCGTCCTTCACGGCATCGCGCTGATCTGCGAGTGTTTTGTCGCGCTCGTATTCATGAGCCTCATGACTGGCGACAAACCGCGTAAACAGAACAAGCATTCCGTTTCCACAGTTGTACAAATCTTTTTCCATACGCTGCACCACCGGCGCAATTTCTGCGACCCTGACCTTCAAATCCGAAACCTCAGCAGCTAAATTACCGGCCATCTGCTCATCTCCTGGCCCTCTGATCTACAACCCCGGCTTCCCAATTACTGAAATTTGACGGGTCCTGCTCAGGCACCGCAGTGCCCACAACTTTGCAACTACGGTAGGACCACGCTCCCTATCACCTGTGCCGCGTTCACCGAGGCTAGCCAGTTCGCTTTCTGTACACCCGCTATAGGCAGCGCCGCCGCTAATGCTGTCTGTGGCGTATAAGGCACCGCAGGGACAGCCGCCGTCAGGATCGTAATTCCGTCGCTGGCGTAGACCGCTGGGGTGCCGATTGGAGCGAGAACATGAACATCCGTCTCCCCGGTGATTCCCGCGCCATTATCAAACAGGAAGCCGAAGTCGTAGCTCCCATCCGAGTTGCTATGCATAGTTGTGATTCTGTCTGCCATAATTCTCCTTAGTTTCCGTCGCAGTGATAGAACAGGTTGCCGGTCAGTGCCGGAAAAGTGAATGTCACCGCTGTCTTGCTTTGGATGCTGTTATAGACGTTGGTTGCCAGCGTTGTACTCGCGTTCGCCGTGCAAAACGCCGCATTTGTCCATCCAGAATTGGCAAAGGTGATAGTCACGGATGTTGCCGCGCTCAGGCCGGTGATCTCGCCACCCGCATTGGTGGAGTAGGCCGCGATAGTTCCCGCTGAGGTTATGGGCGCGGTTGCGGTTATGTGCTGAGTGCCATTCAGCCACGTTCCCACCGTTGCGGTGTTGCCCAGTGTCGTTGTGTTGCTGCCGTTCCCAACTGCTCCGGTGCCAATTACATTTTCATTCGTGTCGCCGCTGGCCTTTGCCTCCGTGTTAGCGCCCAAATAGACGCTGCTTGAAGAGGCTGCGTTGGCCGTCGAACCGTCGCTGATAAATTGACCAGCTTGGTACCCATTCGCGGAGTTGTAGTTGCCGGTCGTGTTGGCTTTGAGCGCATACATCCCGTTCGCGGTGTTGCTGGTGCCGGTGGTGTTGGCTTGGAGCGCATACATCCCGTTCGCGGTGTTGCTGGTGCCGGTGGTGTTGGCTTGGAGCGCATACATCCCGTTCGCGGTGTTGCTGGTGCCGGTGGTGTTGGCTTGGAGCGCATACATCCCGTTCGCGGTGTTGCTGGTGCCGGTGGTGTTGGCGTTGAGCGCCTCAAACCCATTCGCGGTGTTGCTGGAGCCGGTCGTGTTGGCGTAGAGCGCCGCGTACCCATTCGCGGTGTTGTTGTTGCCGGTGGTGTTGGCGTTGAGCGCATACATCCCGTTCGCGGTGTTGTAGGAGCCGGTGCCAGTCAGATTGCCCGCTCCACCGGAGTAGTAGTTGTTGAGCGATGTCTGCGACTGTAGAGCGGGAACCCCATTTAACAAAACACCGCTTGAACCGATAGTTGTAGGCAATGTCGTGCCAGCCACGACATTGCCTGAGAACGACGCGCTGGTGCCATTGAGTGCGCCGGTCAGCGTACCGCCAGTGAGGGGAAGTTTCGTCGGGTCTGTGGCAGTTCCCGCACTAGTCGCATAGGTGGCTGTGGCCGCGTTGCCTGTGGTGTTGGCTGCGTTGTTTGGTATGTCGCCGGAAAGCAGTGTGGGCAACTGCGCGTGAGGCAATGTGCCAGTGGTCAAGTCCGATGCAGAGACAACCACGTTGCTGCTTAATGCGTGGCCGTTAACCGTTGTTGCGGTTGAGACCGCGCCAAGGTTCGTCAATGCACCTGCTGCCGTGGTTGCGCCCGTTCCGCCCGCCGTTACCGGAACCGAGGAGATGCCCGATAACGCCGTGCCGGTTGCGCTGTAATAGGCTATCTGCCCGCTGGTCCCCGCGTTGACCGTTCCGTTGCTGCTCCCGGTGCCGCAGGCTACGCCCGTATTGGTGATATACCCGGAGTTATCGATTTGCAGGCAGTTATGGCCGCTGCTCGCCGCCAGTCCCGGAAACATGATCGCTGTTGTGCCCGTAAAGCTCGCATATAGGCTGCTGCTGCCGCCGCCGTAGATATTGAATCCCGTCCCGGATCCTGTTTCATAGTTGACGCGTACAACACCGGAAGTGTTGGAAGCATTAATGTAGGTGTCGCCGCTGTTGGTGCTCTGGTATGCCTTGAAGCTGTCCAATCCTCCGGTTGCCGAGTTGAGCGCCCAGTTATTGCTCGCATCCTTCACCATGTACCATTGGCTATTGCCGTTCCAGTCATTGAAAATAAAGGATTCCTTCTGACTGGTCGTCAATCCCGCCCACAAAGTTGCATCAATTTCCGCATCCGCCTGGTTCTTTATTGTCGGCGTGCCGGCAAGAGTTGACGTTCCGCCCACCTGCAAATCACCGTACAACTGCGTATTATTCGATGTCCCCGTAAAAGCAGCAATAAGGCTGCCGTATCCATCGCCTACGTAAGTATTTCGCGCCTGCGCGTACCCTCCGCCATAACCGTGATAGTTGAAATAAAGAGAACCAGACCCATTCGTGGCTTGCTCAAACAACTCGTTTCCTTGCTGCTCCAACTGACCAAGATATGAGTTTCCATCTACCATTAGCGAGGGAGTGTGCCAGCGGGTCATAGTATTACCAGAGTTGTCAGTCAACGTCGCGCCGGAGGTAAAGGCGTTGTCAGCCGTTGAGAATTGTCCTGTGCTTCCTGACGTGATAATTGCTCCGTGGCCGACAAACTCATTACCGTGAACTGTAAAATCAGTTCCGTCGATGTTTGACTCTACCAGGCTCTCTATGTGATTTCCAACGATAATCGTATCTTCACCCCCGCGAACGTCTAGACCTTTTCGGGCGGCGTTTAGAATCGTATTACCGACAAGGGTGTTAAACTCGCTTCCAGTCCACACCAGCACACCGTCATAAAGCCCGGCATCGTAGCCAGCACCGCCGACTGCGACATTATTAGCAACCACAGACCACGATGAATTATTTAATTCGTAGGCGTGCTGACAAGTTAAACCCAGAATCGTGCAAGTAGTTCTATTATTGGTGATGATGCAGTTATTACTGCCAGCGCACTCAAAGCCAGCTGACTCCGGATTTTCCGAGTTGTTTGAGTCCATAGTAGTTTCGGCTGAATAAGCCAAAACGCTGTCCACGGCGGCATTTTTTAGCCACATATTATGCACGGCGTTCTTCACTCCGGTATTTGAACCAGCGTTGGCGTTCGTCTCGCCTACTCGGATATTGTTGCAAGAGTGTGTGCCATCTTCGGGGTCTGCATTCTGCGCATTATTTCCATCAATAGTGAACCCGTAAATCTCCACATTACTTACGTTGTCCGCAATACGCAGTAAGTCGCTGTTTTGTCCATCGGCCAGTTTGAGTACGGAAGTGGGAACTCCGTGAATGCTTGTTCCACTCTGCGTAATGCGAAGAGCGTATTGCTGCCCCGTAGTATTATACAAAAGATAGGTGTGTCCTCCGGGGAGAAATATCGATCCTCCATTGGCCGCATTGATAGCCGCCTGAATGGCAGCGCGATCGTCTGTCGTGCCGTCACCTTTTGCCCCATACGCAAGTACGTTGTAATCTTGACCGCCCATGTCCGTAACAGCGGCTATGATCGTACCGGGAGTAGTAGCGCCTATGGTGGCTGGATTGGTCGCATTACCGTCCACGATGGCCTTCGCCGCGCACTGCGCCGTGGTACAGCCTGTGCCGCCTTGCGCTATCTGCTCGGTCCCAAGATTTATAAGAGCCTGTGCTGCCGTGGCCGCGCCCGTGCCGCCTTGCGGAATCTGACACACGCAACCCGCACATCCTGTCGCAATCTGGACGCTATTCGCAGTATCAAGCGATCCAAAAGTTGCTCCTGATGTGTAGGATGTGATGACCACGTAACCGAAGCCAGCCTCTACGAAACCATCATTTCGCGCATACGGCGTATATGCTGCCCAATTCCCGCGCCAGTTGAGGGGTGGTCCCGATGGGCCTACTGGTCCGGGCGGTCCAATCGCTTCCGGCATAGGGACTCCGTTCACGCATACATACAACTGAGTATTCGGCCATCCTGCCAGAAACACCGGCAGCGACCCTGAGCACGTTGCGGGCACGGTTGGATAAGACACCAGCCCGCCATAGCTCGGATTCACAACCCATTGCCAGACGAGATTGTAATAACTGCATGTATACACCGTCGCAGGACTCGTGCCGGTGTTCGTATAGAGAGCGCCCGCATTCGCAGACGTGCAGTATGGAGGCGGCGGCGGCGTGCTCCCGCTAGACTGCGAATAAACCGTCGGCGCAAAGATCGCGGCCAGTGCAAGAATCGAAAGTGTTAAAATGCGCTTCATCATTTTCTCCTAGTAACCATCCGCAATCCACTGTCCAACATCTGAACTTCCGTATCCGCCGAAGTAAAAACCGCTTGTTGTTATCGACGAGGCCGTGGTGCATTGTCCTGCTCCCGCGTTCTCATTCGACACCACCACAACAGGGGAGCATCCGGCTGTAAACGGTGTCGGGAACGTAACAGTTGTATTGTGAGAAACCGTTCCAGAAAGCGGACCCCATTGATGGATGTGCCCGGTTGGGTCTTTTACCCATGATCCATTTCCGTTACTACCTGACGTAAAACCGTTTGATGCTGTTGTCACGCGCCCTTTTACATCGACAGTGATGTCAGCGCCAATGTAGCTTCCCGCCGTCACTCCGCTTGCCGCAAGCGTAAGCGCCGCGCTTCCTGGCCCGGTAGCCGTCGCGTCGCCGGTAAGGGCCGTAATCGCGTTCGAGTCGTCTGATGCCCACCCCGCGCCGCCTGTGTCCGGGTCGGTCACATTGTTATCAGCCGTGCTTACCCAGTAACCGTTCCCGCTGGCCATCAATACGCGAGCGCCCTTCGGATACCCTCCGATTGCGGACGAGAATGCGGAGTTATACGGGAAACCGCCGCCCGCGCACATCCAGAGATCAATGGCGGACATCTGGTACAAACCACCGTTGGTGTCCTGCATTGACGGCCAGATTCCGCCCTCGTTCAATGGCGTATCGCAGAGCAAAGGGAAACCGTCGGTCCAAGATGCCGCTCCGGGTGTTATTCCAACCTGAGAGGGAACGGGAATCGGGTTAGTCTTGCTACCCGCCGTTGCCCACGCCTTAACGATTTGTACTGGTACTTGGCTCAACTGCATAAATTCTCCTCATGCCACATTGTACGGATTCCCAGCAGGCATGAATGGCGCTTGACCAAACGGCGCTGCCCCCGCTCCCATTCCCTTGAATCCAAAGCAAGGAACCTGTGCGTTGACCATCCAACCGCCCACGCCTGCCGGTCTCAGAAAGATTCCGCTCTGAGTAATAATATCAATCTCGAACGGTTCTAACGCAAACTCGAACATATACCGGATTTCCATATTTCCCAAGTCGCTGACGTATGCCCGCCCGCGCCCCGCCATCCATTCCAGCAACAGAGTGTTGATCGAATACGAACTGTCCCGCGAAATGTTGGCAAGCGCCTTGAGCAGAATCAATTCCAGGAACTGTGCGTCGGTCAACACCGTTACCGGGTTCGTCGGAATCGTTCTGGTGACTCCAACGATGCGCCCCCAAACGTTATCAAGAAACACTCCTTGCGCTGTGTCCACCTGCCAGACGTGCGTGAGGAAAGCATCCAAGTCTGCGGCTGGATCGACTGCGGCATTGAACGATTCGATCAGCGCGAGGATGGTTGGGCTGTTAGAGTACTGAGACACAACGGTTTGGAGAACATTTTCCATAGCTACACGCTCACCACGCTTATATCCGCGCTGCTCAATGTTGGCACCTGATCAATTCCCATTGCCGCCTCATAGCCGGTTGGCAAAGCCGTCAGGCCCACGAAAATGCTAACGAGCGAAAGCCCTGGGACCGCCGCGAAGATCGCTCCGGTATAGCTGAGCGCCAAAATCAGCGAAGCAATCCCGGCAGGCGTGTTGCCGTTCTCGCCGTTAAACTGTGCGATGATCGCGTTTTGAATCAGAGTTGCATAGTTCGAAGGCAGCGCAGTTGCGTTCGTCACGGTTACGGCGAAATACACCGGCACAGGCGACGGTATCTCGAATGTCACCGCGTAGGCAGGCTGAGGGGCAGCGTAACGGGTGTCGTAGACGGTTTCCGTTGTGTTGCCGTTGTAGTTGCAGCCGCCGTCTTTGGCATTCCAGATGGCCTGTGCGATTGCGTTGGCCGAGCCGCCAACGACCGCAACATAAATTGAGTGTGGGGCAAGCGGGTAATTTGTCGGTCCATAGTCCACCGTATTTCCAGAAGGGTTGTCAATCACGTAGCAGTCGAGCACGCCAGCAACGGCGTACACGTTTGCGAAAATAGCGTCTGCCGTCCCGTGACTGTTGAGCGCAACAGAGTTCTGCCGGCGAAGTTCAAAGGCTTGCGGGCTTTCCACATTGGAGCCAAGGATACCAGCCGCCGCATTTGTCACCGTATCCCATCCCGGCACGGTCTGGTAAAGCTGCGTGAGTGTACCTTCTACGCATGGAATCGGCCCTGTGGCGACGTTGGCGAACTCGGCAGGGATTGTACCGCCTTCACCTATCGTGACGGCTCCTAGAAGCTGGTAGACGTTCTGCGAGGTATCCAGCGCAAGGACTCCGGCAGGAATGTAGGTTCCCGGCAAGCCGCCGATGACAGCGATGACGACCGTGGAAGAAGCCGGGTTGCGCGTCATGAAGTAGATTCTTCCGATTGCGTCCTGAAAACGGCCCTCTGCGTATTGCGGATCGACTTGATTTGCGATGTAGGCAATGGCGCTGTTCTTGTCCGAGATGATCGCCGAGTTACTCGATGCGATCTGACCTTGCGGCGTAGAAAGCGCGGGGTTGACTCCCCCGCCGAAGGCCGCGTTTATGTCGGACTGAACGCCAGCAAGGATAGCCGCGTCCGTCGGAAGTATGACGCCTTCGGGAGTCCACGAAATCGGAGGTACGCTGGTCGTTGCCATCAGAAGTTCACGCTCGTTTCTGTCCCGTCGCTCGTACTGAACTGAACCTGGCCGCTGATCTCGCGGCCCGCGGATGAAGTGATAATCGTGTTCGCCGTTACCACTCCCGGCACCGTCAATGCCGCGCTATTTAATGCCGCCGCGATCTGCGAAGAGGTCGGATTCTGGCCTAAAAGCTGCTGCCAATAGGATATACCTTGCGAAGTGTCATACCAAAGCTCCCCTAAAAACAGGCGACACGCGCTCGCCACATCCTGAGCAACAGCGTAGGGGGGGCTTGCAAGCGCAATGTTGCCGTTGGAGTCGAGAACCAAATCCCAAGCGACATTGTCGAGCAACAGTGTATTTTGCGTCGTCATCGTCATTCGCCCTTCAAGATCGTAGTCTTGCAATACGATGGCATGGCCGGCCCCGTGTAACCAAGGCCGACTAAGTACGGCTGTATGTTCGTTGTGAACCAGTCAAGCCAATCAGAGTTGACCAGCGCGAGCGGAGTTCCTCCCGTGTTGTATGCCGCCACATCGGGACCAATCAGACTGATCGTTCCCGAAGAATTCACCGTGACTGACGGCGCCGTTACGTTGACGGCGTTTGGAGAAACGACATTGATTCCTGTTGCGGTAAACTGCACGTACTGAGAAGGCTCCCCATTCAGCAGCCCGCCCAGGTACATCCCATCCGCGAAGTCGTGCATCCTGAAACTGCCGGGGTTGGCTTGCGCTTTGGTACTCTTGACGTTCGTAATGTCTCGGCTGGCAAAGACTGCGATTCCAATGTCTCCCGGTTGTGGGTCGATAATTACCGCATTCGCCCCGCCCTGGATGCGTAGGTATGGAAGTCCTAACATCGTCACATGCGGAACTCCAACCATTTGCCCAGCCAACGAACCCATCTGGTTCACTAGAATCTGCACATCAACCGTACCAACCGGGGATACGCCTCCATCATTTGAGCAGGCCGTGACCTGGACAATGGTTGCCGTCTGCACCTTGGAAAGCATCTGCTGAATCATAAAACGCAGATTGTTATACCTTCCCCATAGCGATGACGGCTGGAGGAATCCCCACGGGTTAGAGAATGCCGGTGAACTCATGAGCCGCCTCCCGATAGAACTTGTCCGATGTTCCCAAAGTCTCCAGATACAGCCTGAACGGAGCTTTGCCAAGGACCACCAGGGAACTGACTCGTAAGTTGATGAGATAGAGATGTCACAGTCCATACATCGTTTGCTTGCGGAATTGAGGACTGAATCTTTACTTGGCCTCCGAGCAGGATGGTTGGATTATAACGGCAATCGAATGTTACTCCGCTTGAATTGAAAAGAGGATAGCCGATGAGTCCAGTCTGAGGGGAGATAAGTGGAACCGCGACTACAGAATTCCTTGCTTTTCCCCAAGGAACAATTGCCAGTGTCGGAGGATTCGTGGTCGCGTCAATGTACATCCAGAATCGGTATGCATCCATCATCGACCGGGCCTGTTCCATTGCCGTATTCCCGAAATATGAGCCTTTTGTTACTGCCTGGTTGACGATGCTACCGTCAGAAGACGCGTTCTGGAATGAGAATCCCATCGCTTGCGCCAATTTAGACATCACGGTTCCGACCGTCGTATTCGATGAAATGCTAAGCGGGTTTGCAGAATTTACAAGAGCAGAGTACGCTCCCGCTGGGTTCGTCTGTATTATTAGGCACGTCTGCGGCATACCGCTGAAATCTGCCCACGCATTCAGCACCTGACCATTATACAAAAGCGTTTCCTGTGATCCGTCAATCGCGTAGACCTGAACAGTGTATGCGCTGAAATCCTGACTCGATAAACCAAGAATAGCCGTCTTCCATTGGAGGCTTGTCAGTTGGTTTAGCTGACTCGGCGTGAGTCCGTATATGTTCGCGCTCATAGTTCCCATGTCAGCACCACCGGCATGGTCAATGGAGACGCTTGCCCTTAGACCCTGCATCGTGATGGTGTTTGCAGTCCCACCGGGAACAGTAAACGGAGTCATCCAACTGCCTAAAGTAAAGATGAACTTTAGGTCTTTAATGTTCTCGAAACTAGATGGAGAGGCCATAGACCTCCCAGTCCGCCGCATCCAAGTACAGCAATACCCAACGGCTCCCAAGCCCTGTATATACCGGGTCTGAGGTTCCCTGCGTGTCATTGAATACAAGCAAGCCCGTGAACCCCAGATACGCGGTTGGGATAAGATTCACAAGGTTTTTGCATTGTACGGAGTATGAGATTGCCGCCCCATTGACAAGCGCATCAAAGAACATACACTGATTTTTCACATAGATAGAAAACGCGCAGAGCTGCCCGTCTAGGGTGACTTGGAACTGCTGTGAGGGAACGGGTTGAATGGGGATCGTCTGCATTACTGTGCCCCCCCTGCAAGAATAGCGTCGATAGAGTCTTGGCTCAAAACAGGCGTGTCATTTCCGTTTACTGTTCCGCCGTTTGTTGTCGAGGTTGCGCTTGGGGATTGTGGCGAAGTAATCCCGGTCGTTCCAGCCGGAACATTGGTCAGCGCCGCTGTGACCTGCAAAACTTGCTTGAGAGATACTTCCACGATCAGCATCGTAGCGCCATGCGTAGCTGTGCGCTGGTAGCTGTACCGCTCTATCGTGCAAGCGCCATTAGGTGCAACATACGAAGCGTCCGGCGTAAGTACGTTATAGAGGGCGGTTGACTGACAAGCTACGTCAAGCGCAGCTAGAAAATACATCTTTTGCGCTTCGGTTCCGCTTAGAGCCAAAGTGAGAATCGGATTGGAAGGGACAAACACTTTGTTGAAACTAGCGAACGCTGCCCCTTGATTTGCATTGTTCGCCTCAACTGGAAAATCGCTGACCTGCATCGAACGCTCGAACCCGAACGAGAGCACGGAAAGCGTTCCTACGTCTTCGGCTTTCCAGAGGGGCGCATTTGAAGATGTGAAGATTCCCCATAACGGCTCGCTGGAAGACTGACTAACAGAAGTGTTCTGAGCGGGCGCGATGCTGATATTGATACTCGGCGATCCGGGCGCGGTTCTGGGAATCGCTGGCACGCCAGGATAGTTCGGGACCGAAGGAAAGGGTATCAAAGGCATTACCAGAGTGCTCCATTAAACCCAGGTGCAAACAGCCAGTCCATTCCATGCGAAGAGTTTGATACTGAACGGCTCTGCGCGGCGGGTTGGTTCACGTTCATCGTGCCGATATGCACGTTCTTACTGCTATCTGAATGCGTAACGCTCGAATTGGATGTGCTGCTCACGCTAGACGCGACAGAGCTTGCCCCAGAAAGACCTCTGTAGTATTGCTCGGCCAACAATCCGCGTGACGCTGATTCCCCGGCTATGTCCTTCGGTTTCTCGAAGTGGGCGACGATATACGCAGCCTTCTGCGCTTCCGTGAGATAGCTGCCCTTCCCCATCTTGTTTTTTGCGATGTAAGTCAGAAAATCAGCCTGCTGCTTCCACCCCGCCTGACTCATCGGAATCCCGTACATATTCTTGAATTCCACAAGCCAATCAGGATGAAATTGGGCAAGACCATAAGCGAGGCCATTGTCTCCGCGCGCATTTGTTGAACCGCCGCTTTCGCTCTGCACGTTTGCAGCCCACGCAGCAGACCATTCCGGAGACATTCCCTTGGAGATAAGATACTTTTCCAATTCTTCATGTGAAACTTGCTCATGCACTCCTCCGCCTGGAGCAAGCCCCGACATACCAGCCCGTTTCAGTTGCATCTCGTTCCACTTGCTAATGACCCATTGTTCTCCAGCATTCATCTTATCGACGACAGCGCCCCATAGTTTCGCCGCCTCCGTCATTGCTGGGCTAATCTTGAACTTATCCCACTTCTCCACGAAGTATGACCAGTGCTTATGAAGTTCATAGATTCCAAGTGACAAGGCCGCAATAGCTCCGATAACGGCTAGAATGGGCCAGTCGATAGCTGTAAATGCTGTTCCAATGCCTAGAATGAGCGGTTTTAGTATCTTGAATGAGCCTATAATCCCCATTAGACCCAAGGCTCCAACTCCAGTTCCGGCAATAGCTTCGGTTGTACCTCCGTGCTTCAACATCCATTTCAGTATTCCGTCCAACCTTATCTCAATCTTATGGAGCAACGGCATAAGGTCTGTGAGAAGGTTATTCCCAATCTTATTGACCGCAGTCGATAATACAACCAACCTCTGCGTCAGATCGGCAGATGCCTTAACCTGTCTATCGGTCGGGGATAGTGCGGTAAGCTCCTTCTGGTGGCTCTTAATCCATGCCGGTCCCTGCAATATCATGTTTACCACATCTTCGGATAATCCCCCGGCTTCCATAAACGATGCGGCCTTCCAGCGGTTTGGTCCTGTATCAGATTTCTTGAATTTCTCGGCCAATTGAAGCATGGTTGCTTCTGGAGATTGCATGGCAGCAGTCATGGGATTGATGCCCACCATAGCAAATAATTTCTGCAACGGTGGAGTACCGCCCATCATATATTGGCCGTACATACCGCGAATTTGCCCGAAGAAATTCTGAATTGACGCCGAGCTTCCTCCAAGCTGTTTCGCCATTTGACCCCAGGCTGACAACTTCTGCGCGCTAATGCCAAGATTTTGAGAGAGATAATACAGATGCGTGTTGGTTTCTATGATGTCTTTTGCGAACGCGGTTACAACTCCCACGCTAACAATGCTGGCGAGAACTGCTCCGAAAGATTCCACCGCGCCACTTAGCCCGGTAAACCCCTTCTCTGTACCTTTAGCTGACGTTTCCAGATCGGCAAGCTTGCTGCGAACACCGGGAGCCTTTGCGTCTACATCTTTTGAATCGAGTCCGAGCGTGACCACGAGCGAATCTATGATTGTGGGCATGGTCTACTCCCTCTCGTTTTCTGAATCTACGGCGATGATTTCCAGAAGATTATGCGCGTCCTCCTCGCCGTAAATCGTTTGCAATTCATTTAATGTCGCCAATCGTCTGCCGACTATGACCCCGATGATCTTGCTGACGTTCGCATACTCGGCTTGTGCTTTCCCGCCTCCAGCGTGTTGCCGAGCGATTCGGAGAGGCCGGCGGCGAGCGAAAAATCCAGGTGAAGTTTCAGTACCTCCCACTTGAGCATGAGCAGCGTCTTCACTTCTTCGACCTGGCTCTCAAACAACGGGTATCCCACCTTGACCGCTGGCTTCTGCGGATTCGGCACGAATTCGACGCACTCCATCAATTCGGCGAGCAGCGGCCTGATCGAAACTGCGTCAATCGCAAACAGCTTCTTGAGTCCGATTTCCGCAAGCGCCGCCATGCCCAACTGCAAAGCCCCGTCGGGAATGTCCACGTTCGCTGCTCCGAGCGCAAGCATCACCCGGATTGCCCAGTCTTCCGCTTTTGTCGCGGCCATCTCTGTGAGCAGGAATTGCTTGCCTTTATCCCTGCCCTCAGAGTCCACCGTGTATGTCGAAACTTTACGCGCCATGAATCACCTCGCCTATGCCGGAATCACCGATCCCCAATTTATGCTGAATTCGCGAGCATTGAGAACCTTGCCAGCCGAGGCCACCGAGTTGTAATCCTCCAACGTTCCCTTGTTGCAAACGTAGGACTGGCCAGTTGAAGGCAGATCGACAATCGCCGTGATGTAGTAAACGTCGCGGGCAACGCGCTGGGCTGCATAGATCGCCTCGAAAAGCGCGACGCTGGGAGAGTCGGCTTGGAACGAGTATGTCTGCTTGACCGCGTTGAATACGAGGCCAGCCGTCTTGCGGCCATCGACGCCGATTTGCGTTTCAGTCAAAACGACAGCCGCAGTATCCCACGCCTTATCCGTCGAATAGCCTTGCAACTGTACAGGCGAAGGGAATAGTCCCGCCACGATGATGCTGACAACCGAATTTGCGGAGGTAATCGTGCTCGCTCCGCCCGTTAGTGCATTGAGAAATCCGCCCATACGTCACCCCTCAAACCAGATTTACAAAACGTTGATGCTCGCCATCGAGAATTGCAGAATCGCTCCGCCGCTGGCATACCAGAAATTGATAATCGGAGTCTGGCCAGCGTTGCGGGCCTCTGCACCAGGGTCAAGAATCTGCAAATAGTACCCGTTGTTTTGGACCGCGCTGGCCGCGTTCTGTACCCCAGCGGCGGCGTTGATAGCAGCAGCCTGAGTCGAAGAAAGAGTCACACCAATCTGAATAACGCCGTTGTTGAGAGCGTTGTTGATCGGACCATTGTCGGCAGGCGCCGCAGTGCTGCTCTGTCCCACGAGGGACGCCCGAACGAGGCCGTATCCATACGGGTCATAAGGAATTTTCCCCATCGTGGTGTAGAGAGTGATCAGCGACAACTCAAATTGGGAGTTCAACCATATCTGGTCGAAAAATAGGTTTGCCCACGGAACGCTCCCAGGCATATTCCCGTTCGAGAAGAATGTGAATCCCTGATTGCGCGATGCAAAGGCTCCGTAGCAACTGTAGCCGTTCGCCAGAAGATTCTCGTAGGTTTGCAGATTCGCGCACGTCGGAACCACGGCAGCAGAGTTTGCCGATTTTCCAGAGAATGTGATGCTTCCGTTTGTCTGTGAATAGTTCACACAGGCAATCATTCCCTGCACAAAAGCCGCCGTATTCATTACTAGAGGCCCAAGCGTACCGAGTGCCGGATCGCCGCCAATGCACATTA